CGAACAAGGCGTGCCCTCGTACGACCGCTACCTCGCTCTGAGCACGCGTGACTACAACGGCATGGCAAGCAACCTGGCTGGTCGTCAGAACATGACTGACCTGCCCAAGGAAGCTTATCGCCGCGCCTACGTCGGCATGATCGCGTCGTTTGACACGTACAAGCTGGACTACGCCAACCGCCAAGCTGCTGCAGCTGGTGGTGCCGGCCTGACCATCAGCACCCTGGACGCTGCTGTCAACTACTACATCCCCAAGGCCACGAGCACCTCCGTGGGCGGCAAGATCAACGTTGACAACCGCTACCAGACCGTGGCCGTATCCAGCACTGCTTCGGTGGCTGCAGGCGATGCCTTCACGATCGCCGCCGTCAATGCTGTGCACCACATCACCAAGCAGGACACTGGTCAACTGAAGACCTTCCGTGTCATCTCGGTGGACAGCGGCACGACCATGACGATCAGCCCGCCGATCATCAGCAACCAGGTGGCCAACGACGCTTCGGCCCAGTATCAGAACTGCGTGGTGAACACCAAGTCTGCTACCTCGGCCATCGTGTTCCTGAACACCGTCGCTGGTTACGCCAACCCGTTCTGGCAGCGTGACGCTCTGGAAATTTTGCCCGGCCGCTACGCCGTTCCGTCCGATGCAGGCACCGCAGTGATGCGCGCCTCCACCGATCAGGGCATCGAGCTGGTCATGCAGAAGTTCTACGACATCGACACGATGAAGACCAAGTATCGCTTGGACACTCTCTTCGGTGTGGTCTGCAAGCAGCCTGAAATGGCCGGCTTGATGATGTTCAGCCAAACCTAAGCTGATTGAGGGAAGGGGCTTCGGCCCCTTTCTTCAACCTGTTGATCAATCTATCTAAGGGCACCAAAATGACCGAACAAGTTCAAGCTGCTGACGACCAATTCCCTACGCTCATCTACAAGGGCAAAGGACCACATTCCCGCGCCGGCGGCACGTACGACTACACAGCTGCCAATAACCAAGAAGAGCTCGAGGCCAAGCTCGCCGATGGTTGGTTTACCACCTTGCCTGAAGCCATTGATGCGCATGACAAGCCTGTTGAAGCTGCAAAGTCTGAAGACAGCGCGCCTCCGACCCGCAAGGAACTCGAAACCAAGGCCAAAGAGCTGGGTATCAAGTTCGACAAAAAGACGACCGACGCTGAGCTCAGCGCCGCGATTACCGCCGCACTCGCCAAGGAGTAACCATGGGCTGGACTAAGCGCCAATTCGTCACACAGGCCTTCGAGGAAATCGGGTTGGCGGCTTACGTCTTCGACCTGACTCCAGAACAGCTTGAGAGTGCACTCAGCCGACTGGACTCCATGATGGCTGCATGGAACGCCAAGGGCATCCGGCTCGGCTACCCAATTCCGTCAAGTCCACAAAATAGTGAACTTGACCAAGAGACCAACGTGCCTGACTCAGCCAATGAGGCCATTTACCTGAACTTGGGCATCAAACTTGCCCCTGGGTTTGGCAAGGTTGTGGCAACTGAGGCTAAGGCGTCTGCCAAGATGGCCTACGACACATTGCTGTCGCGGGCAGCCATGCCTCCTCAGCAACAGTTCCCAGGCACGATGCCTGCTGGTGCTGGCAACAAGCCATGGAGAACATATGACAATCCGTTCTTGGATAAGCCGGTGGATCCGCTACTGGCTGGTGAAGACGGTCCAATTGAATTTAACTAAGGAGAACTTGGCCATGCCACAAATCAATCAATTGTCCGCCTTGGACCAACTGGCAGCAGGTGATCAATTTCCTGTTTACAGCCAGGCCAATGGTGATGCACGCAAAGTTGCGCTCAGCATTTTGCAAGCTTACATGCAGAACCACCTTGTGTTTCCGACGTTTTCTGGTATGCAAGAGTATTCAACTCAGTATGCTTCACCGTCGTCAACTGGCTTCAATGTCCAAATCACCAATGACAGCAACAACACCCATCTGATCTTGACTCCTACCGCGGGTCTTGCAGCTGGCACAATCACTTTGCCTCTGCTGGCCAACGTAGTGGATAAGCAAGAGGTGTTGGTTAATTGCACCCAGCAAATTACCTCGCTGACTATAAATGGCAACGGAGCGGTTGCTGTGACAGGTGAACCTACGTCCCTTGGCGCCGATGACTTCTTCCGATTGAAGTTCGACATCATCACTCAAACCTGGTACCGGGTAGGTTAATATGCAAATCCCTGTTCTGAACGGAGTTTACACGGACGGGGTTGCGGATTTTCGCACCTCGTACCCCGTGAATATGGTCCCTGTTCCAAAAGAGCAGGGAATTTCTAATGGTTATCTACGCCCAGCAGAAGGTTTGATTCAAGATGGTTCCGGTCCTGGCGCAAGTCGCGGTGGAATCAATTGGAATGGTGCATGCTTTAGGGTTATGGGTAGCGAACTTGTGTCCGTTGCAGATAACGGTGTAGTAACGACTCTTGGCGATGTTGGCACAGGAGGCCAATGCACCTTTGATTATTCATTTGACCGCCTGGGTATTTCCTCAAACGGTAGACTGTACTACTGGAATGGGCGCACATTGACGCAAGTCACTGATCCTGATCTTGGGTTTGTCAAGGACTTTGTTTGGGTCGATGGTTATTTCATGACTACCGACGGCCAAAGTCTGATTGTCACCGAACTGAACAATCCACTTGCGGTGAACCCGCTGAAGTACGGCAGCTCTGAAGTTGACCCAGACCCCGTTGTTGGCCTAGTCAAGGTGCGCAATGAGGTGTACGCCATCAACAGAAACACCATTGAAGTTTTCGACAACGTCGGCGGAGACTTCTTCCCGTTCCAACGTATTGATGGGGCACAAATCCCTAAAGGTGCGCTCGGTACTTATTGCGCCTGCGTTTTCATTGACGCCGTGGCTTTCTTGGGTTCAGGTCGAAATGAACCTCCGTCAATTTATATCGGCGCCAATGCTTCTGCGATCAAGATCAGCACTCAAGAAATTGATGAGGTCCTCCAGAACTATACCGAAGAGCAACTTGCACAATCGATTCTTGAATCGCGTGTCAACAAAGCCCATCAGCATCTTTGGGTAAGACTTCCTGACCAGACACTGGTCTACGACGCGGCCGCGTCTCAGACACTGCAGGAACCAGTCTGGTACCACCTGACCAGTTCCATTGTTGGGTTCTCTGAGTACGTGGCCAAGGACCTAGTCTGGTGCTACAACAAGTGGCTGATTGGCCACCCGTCTTCTGGAGTCGTAGGCCACCTAGACGACTCCATCTCAACCCATTTTGGGCAGGACGTCCGCTGGGAGTTCGGCACGCTTGTCGTGTACAACGAAGGGCGAGGAGCCATCTTCCATGAGCTTGAACTTGTTTGCCTGACGGGTCGCGTGGCTTTTGGCACCGATCCAACCATCAGCACGTCGTACTCGACTGACGGCGAGACATGGAGTCAAGACAAAACTGTTCGTATTGGCAAGCGCGGTGACAGGTCAAAACGCATCACCTGGCTTCAACAAGGTCACATGAGAAACTGGCGCGTGCAACGCTTCCGCGGCGACAGCAAGTCGTTCATCTCAGTTGCGCGCCTTGAGGCACGTCTTGAACCTTTGGCGGTGTGATATGGCAGATCCGAGACCACTGACGCGAGATACGCTCGCAAAATTTCTACCTGATCAGGAGTCGATCCGTCGTTTTGAGCGGCTGTTTTACGTTGCTGGAGAACTGACACCGGCCGACATCGCCACTCTGACACGTCTTTCGCAAGAGGCGTCGATCGATGCAAACACAGCACAAGCTTCAGCTCAGTCGGCGCTTGACCAACTTGGCCAGATTGTACAAGACGCAGCCATCAACGCAGGCGCCGCTGACGGTAAAGCCGCGCAGGCCTTAGACCTGCTTGACAGAATCGCCCAGTCTCTTGACTTGTTGACATGTGCTCCTTTAATTCGTGAGGACAACTTCGTCATTGCCGATTACGTTGATGTCAACACAGTTGCGCCGACAGCAGTTGGCGGCGTTCCAGGACGTATAAAATGGAATGACACCGACGGCACATTAGATCTTGGGTTGAAAGGCGGCAACGTCACTCTGCAGGTTGGCCAGGAGAATGTTCTACTTGTCAAGAACGACGAGACTACGCCACTAGTTGATGGCGAAGTTGTGTATGTCTCAGGGGCCTCAGGGGCAAATCTGCTCGTGAAACGCGCGTTGGCCGACTCTGACGTCACATTAGCAAGTACCATTGGAGTTGTGACAGAACAGATCGCTGTGAACGGTCAGGGTTTTATCACCACTTTTGGGTCTGTGCGTGGATTAGACACAAACAGCTTCAA